AGTAGGATTTACAACTTTAACATCTTCCTCCGTTACTGGAATAGGAACAACCACAATATCCTCTTTTGATTCAAATGATTTTGAATCAGTTTATGTAAATGCACAGGTTTTAAATAAAGTAACAGATGACATGAATTATGTGCGATTATACATCACACATGATGGGACAAATACATATATGTCCGAATATTATATTGATAATAAGTTAAGTTCTTCTACAGGAGATTCAATAGGTCTATTTACTTGTGCTAATTTGGGGGGTGGAGTTTTTTCATTAGTGCATGAAAATAATACTGCTAATGAACTTGAAATTAGATCAAATATTGTTGGATTTGGAACAACTACAGTAGGAATAGGAACGTATAGATTTAAATCATCAGAACAATTGGATGGACAAGAAAGAAGTGCAGTCTACCAATCCAATTTCAAATCTGCAGTAGGTGTACAATCAACAACTATTCATACTTTAGATAAGTTATTATTTAATGCATCGAAGTCTGTTGTACAAGTTAGTATAGGTTCTAGTAAAGCACTTCATCAAGTCATGATGATATTTGATGAAACTGATGTTTACACTCAACAGTTGCCATTTCTTTCAGTAGATACTACCAATAATGCTTTAGATACTTTATCTGGTATTGGAACATTTGGTGGAGAAGTATCTGGCAATAATTTATTATTGAAGTTCTATCCCGATGATCAAAATCAACAAATTGATATAGAGATTTTTAGCAAATCTTTATATTCTACTTTAGATGTTTCAAATAATTATAATGATTTGACATATGGTTCAGTTATCGAAAAAATTGATGAAAAATTCTATAATGCAATCAATGGTGATAGAATTAATAGAACTAATTTTGAATTAACATCAAATAATATTCCAATTTTCTCTAAAACATTTAATCCAAACTCAGTTTCTTTAGCATCTACATCAGGATTATTCTCAATAGATAATCATTTCTTTATGACTGGTGAAGAATTAATTTATACTCCAGATTCCACAATCGTTGGTGTTGGAACTAGTGCAATGATGATAAATGCTACTGATGTTTTACCATCTACGATATATGCTATAAAAATATCAGAAGATACTTTTAAAGTTGCAATAACAACATCAGCAGCTCAAAGTGGTACTGGAGTAACTTTTGCATCTCTTGGTGAGGGAAATGCTCATAGATTTGTAATGAAGAAGAAAAATTCAAAGTGTATTATTGATGTCGATGAACTTATTCAATATCCTATAAGATTTACCGGAACAACACATAGTTTAGTAGGAAATTTATCAGTTGGTGCAATATTTGCTTCTTTAAGTGAAATTTCTTCAATTAATCCCACTGATCTATTGTTAATAGATGATGAATATGTAAAAGTTACTAATGTTGGATTGGGTACAACTAGTGTTGGTCCGATTACCAACAATGGCAATGTAAAACTTGTTCAACTTGATAGAGGTGTTGTTGGATCTTTAGCAAATACACATACAAATTCTGCTTCGGTATCTGTTTATAGAGGATCATTCAATATAGTCGATAATCAAGTTCATTTTTCTGATGCTCCAAAAGGAAATCCTCAAATTGAAAGAACAGATTCTAATTTAAAATTTGAAACATCTTCATTTGGTGGTAGAGTATTCCTAAAATCAAATTATGATAGCAATAAGATTTATGATGATATATCCAACCAATTTACAGGAATAGGAAGAACATTTAATCTAACAGTTGGTGGAGCCAATACGGCTGGAATTGGAACTGATGGTAGTAACGGACTTATTTTTATCAATAACATTTATCAATCTCCTAAAACCGATAATAATCCTAGCATATTTAATTATGAAATCTCTGCGAGTTCAGGAATAACGACTGTAGAATTTTCTGGTATAACCAGGGTGAATTCCGATCCTTTAGAATATGTAACTTCTGATTTTGATGTGAATCAAAATGAAACTCCTAGAGGTGGAATCATAGTTACTTATGGATCTACACCTGGACTTGGATTTGCTCCGCTTGTAGGTGCTTCTGTGACTGCTGTCGTTGGTCCTGGTGGAACTATTGCATCTGTGGGACTGGGAACAACTGATAATCTTGGATCTGGATACAATGGATTAGTTTCTATTGGAGTAACTGTAGTAGATTTAGAATATAACCACAAATTTGTAAGTTCTGGAATAAATTCAATTACTGATAATACTGGTAGTACTTATACTGCAACAAATGCAGTTTATAATTCTGTGTCGGGAGATTTGACTTTAACTATTCTGAATCATGGGTTAACGACATCAAATACGATTGGTATTGCTACTGATGGATTAGTATTCACTTGTTCCAAGGACAATTATACAACAAATCATCCATATCCAAGAGCAATTTCTAAAACTAAATTGAGAAGAGGACAATCTGGGGGAGATCCTATTCATAACCAACAAGTATCAATTGCATCGACTACATTAAATACAGTTCAAATCAATGTGGGTCCTGGAGGAGGTGCTGGTACAGGAGGAGTAGTTTCAGTTGATTCTATAGGTATTGGTGGAACTTTATCTTTCAATGTTGGTACTGCTGGAACCAACTACGTAAATCCTGAAATATTTGTTTCTGATCCATCATATGATAATCTACCAATAACGGGTATTTCTAGAGAAGGTATTGGTTCAACCACAGAAACGGGAATTGGATTATTGGTGGATATAATCGTTGGTGGTTCTTCAACTTCTGGAATAGGATCTACTTATTTTGAAGTGAAGGAATTTAAATTCTCAAGACCAGGATATGGATTCAGGAGAGGAGATGTATTCAAACCAGTTGGTATTGTGACTGATTCTGCATTATCATCACCATTATCGGACTTTACTATTACTGTGGGTGATACATATTCTGATAATTTTGCTGCTTGGGAGTTTGGTGAACTTGATTATATTGATTCCTTTAAAGATTTGCAAGATGGAAATAGATTGAGATTTCCACTAAATTACAATAGTGAACTATTGAGTTTTCAAACTGAACCAGGATCACCCATTGAAGAAAATATTAATAACGTTTTAATTATTTTCATAAATGGGGTAATTCAAGAACCAGTTAAAAATTACGTTTTTAGTGGGGGTACTTCATTTGTGTTTACTAAAGCACCTCTACCGGAAGATGATATTGAAGTTTATTTCTATAAAGGTGTTGACGGAGTTGATTCAAATATAAATGATGACGTGAGACCAACAATAAAAGTTGGTGATACTCTTCAGGTTATCAGTAATAATTATATTGACAACACTATAACACAAGATGAAAGAATTGCATTTAATATTGCTTTCTCTGATAAAGTTGAAACCAACAAATATTTTGGGCAAGGAATTGATTTAACTAATCCGAAACCAGTTTCTTGGACAAAACAAAAAACTGATAGAAAAATTAATGGAGATTTTGTAAGTAAGTCCAGAGATGTATTGGAACCTCTAATTTTTCCAACTGCTAAAATTATTAAAGATGTTTCTATAACTGATACTGAAGTGTTTGTCGAAAATTCTGAACTGTTTAATTATGAAACGGATAATGGTTATACAGATCTTTCAACTCCATGCGATGCTTTAATTGTGAATGGAATTGCAACAACAGGATTTACGACAGGATTAGTTGAAAAAATCACATCGTTCAGTGCTATAAATGGATCTTCAGGAATTATTACTGGAATTACAACATCTACAGGATCTGGATCAAATCCATTAGCTATTGTATTTTCTATTATTGATAGTAACACAACACTTAGTGGATTGCAAACTGGATATCCAATTTACATTCATGATACAAATGTCGGCAGTGGTGTTACATCAATTAATAGTTCAGATTCTGAAATTGTTGGTATTGGAACTACATGTTTGGACAATATCTACTATATTTCTGATTGGTCATCTTCATTATTATCAGTATCTAATTATGTTGGAGTTATAACTTGCAATGTGCATTCTAATACAAATGTTGTTGGAATTGCCACTACTGGAAGTAATCCAAATAATATTGTTGGAAGATATTCATGGGGTAGAATATCTGGAGGAACAAGATCTTCAAGTCCAATATCTATTGGTGTTACTGGAAATATTGTTTCTGGACTTTCTACATATCCAACCATTCAGAGAAGAGGTGGTGTTAATTTAAGAAAAACTGGTGCACTTCCCAAAATTGAAAACTAATATTATCGTATAAATATCTAAAAAACAATTAATATGTCCGCATTCGTAACAGATCAATTTAGAATATTGAATGCTGGTTCTTTTGTAGAGTCTATCAGTAATAATTCTTACTACGTTTTTTTGGGATTATCAAATCCAACTTCGACTGGGTTTGGTAGATTAAATGATTGGAATACTAGTACAACGAATAATCCCGTTGATAATTTTCAATATTTAAATCATTATAGAGATACTAGTTTATTTGGTAAGAAAATTACCACAGAAAATGCTAGAAGAGTTATAAGAAAAATAGAATGGACAGCAAATAATCAATACGACATGTATCGTCATGATTATGGGCAAAATAATCAAGCATCATTTAGTAAATCTTTAAAATTATATGAAGCAGATTATTTTGTTATTACCAGTGATTTCAAAGTTTATATCTGTATTGAAAATGGAACATCTGGTTTAAATCCCACAGTACCAAGATCAACATTAGAACCCACACATACTGATGTAGAACCAGTTTCATATGCAGATGGATATGTATGGAAATACTTGTTTAAAGTTTCTCCATCAGATGTGATTAAATTTGATTCCACTGAATTTATAGTTTTACCAAATGATTGGGCCACTACAACAGATAGTGACATTCAAATCATAAGAGATGGTGGAAATTCGGACAATAATATTAATCAAATAAAAACTGTATATATTGAAAATGGTGGTAGCAGTTATAGTAATGCTACACATTCAATAATAGGTGATGGAACTGGTGGTGAAGTTTCTATAACAACAACCGGTGGAGTTATAACTGATATCCAGGTTACTCAAGGTGGAAAAGGATATACTTATGGTATAGTTGATTTAAGCACTAATTCAGGCGCAGGTTCAAAACTAATACCAATTATTCCTCCCTCAAAAGGACATGGATCTGATATTTACAAAGAATTGGGAACTGATAAAGTATTGCTTTATGCAAGATTTGATGATTCTACTAAAGATTTTCCTATAGATACTAAATTTGCTCAAGTCGGTGTCAT